GACGCACAAGGGTTTCAGCTTTACGTACGTTTAGAGCTGTTTCTTGTAAAAGTGGCCACTTTTGGCCATTAATGCTTCTTTTTAACAAGAAACAGCTCTAAACGTACGTAAAGCTGTAACCCTTGTGCGTCCGAAGCCTGCCGTTCAAGCACGAATAAACGTTTGACTGTTGTCCGCCAATCGCTTTTGCACATGCATTCGCGCTCTCGTAGATCTCCCCCGTCTCTATAACCATCACCCGCGCACCTAGCCGACGGTCCAAAACTCGCAAGCCGTTGACCGATCTGTAGTTGATCTGCCGCACATTCCCTTTAGAACGGCTGCCAGATACGTAGGTGAGGTTGTCCAAATGATTGTTCAGCTCGTTGCCGTCGTTGTGAATAAGGCTCAACTTGTTCGTGTTGCCCCTATAGAATGCCATCACAACTAAGTCGCACACCCGACCTTTAACGCTTCCATACGGACGCAGGTGAAGGATATGAGGCACTCCATCATCGTCAACCCATTCATCCAGACTGACGTTATCGCTGCCTGTGATCCTTCCGAAAGAGCTTGCGTAATATCCCGGATAGCCATTAAGCATCCGCCATGTTTCTTTCTCATCCATGGTACTTCTCCTTTCAAGAGATAGACAAAAAGAAAATCCTTGTTAGGGATCCTCCTTTTTTTACTGGTTTACATGAGGCGTGTGAAGTCCACACTCTTCAAGATCTTGACTGTCTGATCTTGCT